TAAGAGACAGGGCCCGTTTCTGTCGGGCCCGCCCCCCTTCCCCTCGACGCGCCTGCAGCTGCCACTGCCGGCGTGAGCGACCCAATGCCGCACAGTCGAGTTCGAACGCTCGCGGCTGCCACCACTGGAGTCGTTCGATGATCATTATGTCCGTTCCCCTGGGGAAGCTGCAAGTCCACGATCTCAATGTTCGCAAGAACAAGGAAGATGCTGAGCGCACCGCCGCGATCGAGGCGTCGATCCTTGCCAAGGGCCTGCTCGAGCCGCTGATCGCGCAGCCGTTGAAATCGCCGAAAGGCTCCTATGGGGTCTATGCCGGCGGCCGGCGTTTGCGCGCCCTGCAGAACCTTCAGGCGCGCGGAGAGATCCCCGCCGACTACGAGGCGCCGATCATCGTCCGCGAGCATTCGGACGGAGAGATCATCGAGATCTCGACGCACGAGAACGTCATCCGCGCCAATCTTCGAAACTACGAGGTCTACGCGGCATATCGCGATGCCGTCGATCGAGGCGTCGCACCGGAGGATCTCGCCAAGCATTTCGGCCAACGGCAAATCTATGTCGATCAGATCCTGCGCCTCGGCCGTCTTCATCCCACCATCTTCGCGGAGCTGGCGGGCGGGCGCCTGAGCGAAGATCAGGCCCGCGCCTATGCCGCGACCGAAGATCAGGCCCTCCAGCTGGCGATATTCGAGCGGCTGAAAGGGAGCCAATATCCTCACGAACGCGGCCCGAGCGCCATCCACAGCGCCATGAAGGTCGGCAATCGCGACGCCTCGCGGATGCTCTCCTTCGTCGGCAAGAAAGCCTATGAGGCCGCAGGGGGCCGTTGGGAGCGCGACCTGTTCGAAGAGGCAGGCGACCGCGGCCGCATCATCGATGACGCCATCCTGGCCCGCCTGGTCGAAGAGAAGCTGGGCGCGATCCGCGCGCAAGCGGCCGAGCAGGCCAACCGACCGTTCAAGTTCGTCGATAAGGCCCCGACCACGGGCGGGACATATGGCGGTATCGATTACGAACTGAAGATCGACATGCGCCGCTCGCCGCTCGACGATCACCAGAAGCAGCGGAAACAGTTGCTCGAACAATGGAAGGCCGAGATCGAACAGGAAGCGGCCGAGCTGCTGCTCGATGCCGCCGGTGATCGCAAGCCGGGCCTGGTCGACGAAGAGGCCGAACTCGACCAACGCTACGAGGCGGTCACCGCCGAACTCGATCAGATCCAGGCGAGCCGCCGCATCATCCTTCCGAAAAAGGGCGACATCGTTGCTACCCTGGAGATCGATGCTGTCGGCGATCAGAACCTGATATTCTGGTTCGCGTCCCGCAAGGCGAAGAAGGCCGCGGCCGGCGAGCAATCGGCCGCACCGGCGCTGCCAGAGGGCGTCGCAATTCGCGACGCCGGCAACTACGGAGACGGAGCCAAGGCGAAAGCCCGCATCAAAGACGACATCGGCCTGACGCAAACCGCGATCGAGATCGCGCGCAGCCTCCGCCGATCGCTGATGCGCGCCCTCCTGGTCGAGAACGCGCGCAAGGGCGGCAACGTCGCAATCGACTACCTGGTCTGGTCGCAGCTGCGCGCAGCGGTTCTCCGCCTCGACGGCAGCGCAGGCGAGGTCGGCGCATTCGCGATCGCGCCAGGCTACGGAGAGTCGGCCGGCGAGCCCATGGAAGCGATCCCGCTGCTGAAGCAGTCCCGGTCCCAGGAAATCTGGGAGGAAGCGATTGCGCTGCTAAAGCAGCAGTCCTTCCTGACCAGCGATAATATCGGCGGCGCGTTCATCGACTTTCAGGCCGCGAAACCCGAGCTGAAGAACCTTGCTGCGGCAGTCGTCGCGGGCCTCTCGCTCAAGCGGTCCATGAACGCCGACGGTTACCGCATCGATGTTCATGACGTGATGGCCAACGCAACGTCTCGATCCCACCCGGCCGCGCTTCGCGAATTCTGGACGCCAACCGCGGAGTTCCTCGACCTCCTCCCCAAAGCCAAGCGCCTCGAACAGGTCCAGGACATGGTCGAAAGCAAGACCTTCGCTGCCTGGGGCAAGATGAAGGCGGCGGACATCACCGATCTGGTCGTCCGCGTGATGACCGGGCGATCGCCGTCGCTGAAGGCCGCCGGCGTCTCGGCCGCGAAAGAGTGGGTCCACCCCATCCTTCAGTTCGGCCGGCCCAACGTCCTCGATAAGCCGGAGATCTCCAGCGACCGCGAAGCGGCATGACGCCCTTCTCCACCATCAACCAGATTCCGGCGCCATCGGCGGCGGATCGGCCGCGCCGGTACCGACGGGGAACCCGAGCCGGCGCGGCCGTCATTTCGCCGAGGGGGCACCATGGCTGAAGCAGACACCACCGAAGATAAGGGCAGCATCGCCGCCCAAGAGCTGCGGCTCTTCGTCGAGCGCGTCGAGCGCCTCGAGGAGGAAAAGAAGGGCATCGCCGACGATATCCGGGACGTCATGTCCGAGATGAAGGGGCGCGGATACGACAGCAAGGTGGTCCGCCGCCTGATCGGCATCCGCAAGAAGCGGAAGGGCGAGTTCGAGGAAGAGAACATGGTCCTCGAGACCTACATGGCCGCACTGGGAATGATCTGATGCTCGGCTTCCTTCAGCTATGGGCCCTGCTCGGCACCTGCACCCTGATTGTCGAGATCGTCCGCCTCCATCGGCGCGGAACCTCTCTGCGCGCGCTGTGCGCCTCACATGCCGAACTCGCAGCCCAGGGCGGCGATCTCGCACGGATGCATGCCCTATTCGGCCATCGACCGATCGTCATCATCGTGACCGTTGGCCTCTTTCCGCTTGTCTGGGCTGTCGAGATTGCCGGCCGGCTGCAAGGCAGCGGCCGGTGAGCCCGACGATGATGGTAGCTCCCTGATGGACGATCTTCCAATTTGCGACGCCGCCGACCCTGATCTCGACCGTCACGACGGTCGCTTCCAGTTCGATGACGCGCCAGAAGAACGAGCCGTTCCGTTCAACTTCGACCTTCAAGAAGCCGATATCGGCACCACTCCCACAGCAAACGAAGAGGCCACCGATGCGTAGCACCGGCTTGCAGTCCAGCGCCCCACATCCGGGCGGAAACCACTCTCATCAGATTGCGCCGGCCGATGACCGCTGGATCAACGTCCAGGAAGTCTGCGCCCGCACCGACCGGCACCGCGCGACCATCTATCGCATGATAGCCGACGGCCATTTCCCTGCCGGCAAGCTCCGCCGCGGACGCCGCACCTGGTGGCTCTCAACAGTCCTCGCCTGGATGGATGAAGAGTCCGACGCTCCCCCCACCTAGCCACGTTTCGAGGGGGCATTTCTGGGGGCATCGCCCCCTATTATTTGGGGGATTATCTAATGTTTACTGCTAGTTCATCGCCAATTATGGAAGCGGCTCGGGCCTCCACCTACTTGTCGCATCGTGTCGCTGACTGTAGCGATCAAGCGCAAATATCCCTGAAATCCGTTGATTTCTGCGTATCGATTGTCGCATACGAGCGCCTCGATGCGCGCTCAAGCGCACGCATTGTGGGGGCATCGTGGGGGCATCATTTACCTACCGGCAGCGAATCGAATGCTGACCGATTTGCAGTGCCGGAAAGCGGCGCCAAAGGATCGCGACTACAAGCTCCCGGACGAAAAGGGCTTGTACCTGTTCGTGACGAAAGCGGGCTTCAAATCCTGGCGGTTGAAATATCGCGTTGCCGGCGTGGAAAAGCGCCTGGTGATCGGGCCATATCCCGAGATCAGTTTGATCAAGGCCCGGGAAGAGCGGGATGCGGCACGCCAGCTGCTACGCGAGCATCAGGACCCTTCGGTGGTTCGAAAGCAGAAGAAAGCGGCCGCCCGCCTCGAGGCGGTGTCAACCTTCGAGAAAATCGCGCAGAAGTGGCACGCGACCCAGCTTCCCCGCTGGGAAAAGAAGCATGCGGGCCAGGTCATCGGGAGCCTCAAGCTTCACGTTTTCCCGGCGATTGGGAAGCTCCCGATCAACGCTATTACGCCCCCGATGGTCCTAGAGATCATCGAAGCTATCGAGGTGCACTCGGTAGAAATCGCGAAGCGCGTGCAACGGCGCATGTCGAAGATCTTCGGCTATGCGATAGCCAGCGGCATTGGCACGGCAAATCCGGCTGCTCAGATCAAGGATGCACTGCAGCCAGTCATCCGCGGTCGATACCCAGCTATCACCAATATCGAGCGGCTCCGACAGTTCCTGGCGGCAGCGGAGGCGCAGGATGCCTATCCCCAGACCAGGCTCGCATCCCGCTTTCTCGCGCTGACCGTAGCTCGGCCGAGCATGGTCCGGCTGATGCCGCCGGAAGAGATCTTCGGCCTGGATGGCCCGTCGCCCGAGTGGCGCATCCCAGCGACACGCATGAAGCTGTTGAAAGACCGCAAGTTTCGAGCGGAGTTCGACTTCATAATTCCGTTGTCGACGCAGGCAGCCGATATCCTTCGGGAAGCGCGCCAGCGTTGGGGAAATGCTCCGTATGTCTTCCCGAGTGCGACCAAGCCTACCGCCGCTATGAGCGACATGACGCTGGTGAAATTTCTCCGCCTTGCCGAGTTCGAAGGCGAACATGTACCGCACGGGTGGCGGTCGAGCTTCTCGTCGATAATGAACCGGGAAGCAGCACTGGCGGATCGGCCGGGCGATCGCGCGATTATCGATCTGATGCTTGCCCACCTGCCAGGCGACGTCGAGAGCGACTACAATCGATATTCCTATCTCGAGCGACGGCGCGATCTCGCTCAAGCATGGGCGGATATGTTGCTAAGGGACTTCCCGCCAGCGGCCGCTCTGATGGTCGATCAGTTGCCACGTGGGATCGTTCGAACACAGGCACCGGCGCGTAATGGCCCGGTCACTCGGAGAGGTCCTGGGCGGCCGCGCAAGGAAAGCCCAACGAACATTCCAACCCGTTCGGCGTAACAGCTACCACGCCGGTGAACGAGAAGGCCGGCTATGGCGTCCGGTTGCGAGGCAGGAGATCGGTCCGCGGTTGCGCGCGGCCGAGGCTTACAATCGAGAGCACAAGGAAGCCGGAAGGCGGAACGGGCCCCTCGGACATGTCGGGCTTGAAGTCCTTCGCGAGCTATACCGCCTGGTCGATTACAAAAGCGGCCGTCTGGACCCGTCGATTGACTTCCTGATGAGGAAGTTGCGGCGATCGCGCGATGCCGTCGTCCGCGCCCTTTCCGCGCTGAAGCGCCACGGGTTCCTTCACTGGATCCGGCGCACCGAACCGACGGACAATCCCGGCGCCGGCCCCCAAGTCCGGCAAATCTCGAACGCGTATTGGTTCGATCTGCCAGCAAAGGCGAAGGCGCTCGTCGGTATGATCCTCGGCCGAGGCACGCCGACGCCTGACGACCACGCTCAGCGCGAAGCCGACGATGCGGCCGCTGTGGAGGCGATGCTGGCCCAGGCAGGCCCTGAGGCAGCTGCGCGCTTCATTGCTGGCGACAGCGAGATGGGAGACCTTCTCGCTCGCTGTGGACGGTTGTTAGAAAGTAGCGCGAGTCCGCCGAGCGGTCTGAATCCAGCATGAAAGTATATAAAGGGATGATGAGCGGCTTCGCCGCGCGTGCAACGTAGTCGGCCAACCATCCACACCTTGTGAACCACCGTCCCGGGAGCCTCATTGCTCCCGGAAGAGGATGCCGGCTGCGCCGGCATCATGGCTCTCCGTGGGAGCCAGCGAGTTTTGCGGCCTAGCGCCACTTGCCCGGACGACACGCCCCGCGGATAGGGCGGCGCGGGCGAGAGAGCGCGTTTCGCGCATCAAAATGCATCCCCCCTGCCTCGGGGTCGCAACGCTCTGATAGGCCCGTTTTTCGGCCGCATCGAAGGCGTCGGATCTGCATCAATAGCGATCCAAAAAGCCGGCGGGCGAGGCGCGGGGGCAAGCGCGGCGCTCGGGGTCGAGCGGCGGCCGGTCCAACGGGGCGCCCGGCGGCCAGGCGGCGCCCGCGTCGCGCGCGGCTCATCGCACGGCCGTTGACTCTATCGTTCTTTATATGTTCTTTAATGCGTGCATACTTTGACCGGCGCGACGCAAGACAGGAACCATGCAACCACCGATGGTCGATGTTCGGGTTCACCTGATCTACCGGGCGTTGGTCGCACTCGATCAGGAAATCGCTGCCTGCGGGGCCGGGCCCAGCGCGCCGGGACACGCGATCCGGTTCTGCCTCGCCTTCCTCTATGCGGCTCGGCCGGACCAAAGGCGCCTGCCATATGACGATTTCTGGAAGGAGCTCGTCTTGGTCGACAATTCGACCTGGCCGGACGCTTCGAAGCGTTACCGGCGGCAAACCGCACTCAATGCATGCATGACCGCCATCGTAAGAAGCCTCGGCTTTCCCACAACGCCGCAGCTCCTGCAGGCCATTTCAAGTGGGCATCGGCTCGGCCGAGCGGTGGACAATATGGATGTCGCCCGATTTTGGGAGGAGATACAGCGCCATGGCTCGGGCGGCTGACGCTACGGAACCCGTTCCACCTTTGGACGTTTTAGCACAGACCGTTTCCCCCCAACGGTCCCCTACATACGAGCCCGCGGCGCACTGCTCCCCCCATCGCCGCGGGCTCGATTACGCCCCTTCCCGAATCGATCGCAGCCGGTCAGGCTGTTAGCATGTGCAATCACTATCGAACGCGCCCGGATCTGATCCCCAGCTGGCGGGAATATATCGGATGGTCGCTCAAGCTTCCCGAGGAGCCTTGGGCCGACGACGTCTATCCCAAGCGCAAAGGCCTGATCATCCGGCGCGAGGCCGGCGCGATCGCGACCGATGTCATGTCGTGGGGCATCACACGAAAAATGCCCGGCGCCTCCGGCAAGATCATCGAGAAGGCCGTAACCAACGTCCGAAACCTCGACAGCCCCTTCTGGCGATCGACGCTGGCCCGTCCGGCTAACCGGTGCCTGGTACCATTCACGACATTCGCCGAACCGACACTCGAGCCTCATCCTGATCTGGGCAAGAAAGGCGAGCACTGGTTCCGCCTGCCGGCATATCCCGTCGGCGCCTTCGCCGGCATCTGGCGCGCCGGTGATCGCGGGAACGAATATGCTTTTCTGACCTGCGAGCCGTGCGCACTGGTCGCGCCGCTGCATCCCAAGGCGATGCCAGTGATCCTCCATCCCGAGGATTACGAATCCTGGCTGGCCGGCGATTATGATCGCGCATGCCAGTTGGCCCAGCCCTTTCCATCGCAATTGATGGCGGTAGAAACGATCTGGCCCGCGAAATGATCAACGGGTTGGCAAGGCAGCTGAACGAAATGCCGCGGCGGGTCCGGCTTGTACCGGCCCGCCGCGCACCTGCTAATCGCGCCCTTCGATAGGGAAGTTAGAGATCAGCAGCTCACCGACTTTCTTCGCCTTCAGCCCGATCTGATAGGTCGTCGCTAGCTCGAGCATATCGAGCCCGGCAAAGCACTCTCGAACGCCGGGCGTGTCGTTGATGGACACCAGCACCCTGCCCTTCACGCCGCGGATCTGCTCCGCCAGCTGGGCGAAGTCGTCGCGGCTGAAGACGTCCTGGCCATAGTCGGTCTCGCAGCCCCAATAGGGCGGATCGAGATAGAACAGCGTATCATCCCGGTCATATCGACGCATGAACTCAGAATAGTTCAGCCGTTCGATGACCACACCGGCGAGACGGTCGCGGATATCCTCCAGATCGCGCTCCAGCGACGTGATGTTGAAATGCGCAGATCGTCCGACGCTGACGCCGAAGTTCCGTCCGTCGACCTTGCCACCGAAAGCGAGCCGCTGAAGGTAGATGAAGCGTACGGCCCGATGAAGATCAGTGAGCTTGTCTGCAGGGATGGCGCGCAACCGGTCGAACTCTGATCGGCTCGTAATCATGAACCGCATCTCATTGACGAAATAGGGGTAATGCGCCTGCAGCACGCGGAAGAAGTTCGAAACGTCGCCCGAAATGTCGTTGATGAACTCGGCCGGCACCCGCCGGCGCCGGCGCAGGAAGATGCCGCCCATGCCGACGAAGGGCTCGGCGTAGGAACGGTGCTCGATCGAGTCGATGATGCGCACCAGGCGTGCGGCCAGGTTGCGCTTGCCGCCGATATAGCCAGCTGCCGGTTTCACCGGACAAACGGCTTGGCTTAACGAATTCATAAGGACTTCCTCACAGATAGGCCCCGCCCGTGCACGGGTGCGGGGATGGCCGGGTCGGCCGGTCTGGTCATGGCGAGGTCACTCTCGTCGGGTTTCGGCGTTCGCGCGCCGTACCCCCCGCTCCGGCTTTCGCGAACCGGCACAGGGTGGATCTTGTCAGGCTGCGGCTTTGGCGGCCGCCTGGGGCGCCAGCGGCACATATTCCCGGAACTTCACGGCCTCGTCGCCGAGCCAGTCATTCACCTCGAGCATGCGCGCCTGCAGAGCCTCGATCTCGGCATAGTGAAAGGCGTCGGTCGCGGTCCGGACGTCGCCGAAGCCGGTACCGTTCTGCGGGATCACGCCGAGCAGCTGGGGCGGCACGCGGTGCGCGGCCAGAATGTCATCGCGCGTCGTGCCCTTGATCCCCAGGAACTCGTCCTTGGCGGCGACGTCGCCGATCGGGATGATCTGCACGCCGTCTTTCTTGCCCGCCGGCGCATGGAGGAACAGGTTGCGGAAGTTGCCGGCGCCCTTCCCGTCCTTCATTGCTGCGCGGATCTTGTCGGCGTCGGCCGGGTTGATAGTGGCGTCATTGAGATAGAAGATATATCCCATATGGCTGCCGTTCCGGTAGAATCGCCGTTTGAACAGCGTCGCCTCCTCGTTGAGGAATCCGGAGTTCAACGCCCCTAGATATTCGGGGACGCCGTAGATCTCCTGCGCCAGGTCGGGCTCGGCAAGCTGGAAGACCCGGCCACGCCGGAAAGCCTGCTCGCGTTCGTCCGAGGATCGAAGTCCGGCATAGGGCGGCACCCACCAAAAAACATCGTCCTCGACGCCGCGACGCGTGTACATCGCCAGCGAATTGCGCAGAACCAGAGGCTGGCCGGCAAGGTTGTCGCGCCGCTCGAGATAGCCGTTGCCCTGGACGATGAAATTAAGCGCGAACTCGCCGAAATTGCGCCGATCGAAGAACCGCGTCGGTTCGAACAGGCGCAGCAGCTGGTTCCGCTTATACTGCATCGCCGATGTGTGGTGCGGTGTCACCCGATAGGCCCGGGTCAGGTTGCCCGGCTTCACCGGCGGCTCATACCAGCGCCCGTTATGGCCACTCTCCAGGTAGAGCAGCAGGTCGCGCCGATCGAGCACGCTTTCCGGCTCACCGAAGGTGAAGGCCTGTACGCCCGCCGGCAGGCCGCCACCGGCCATCGCGATGTCGCTCATCAACAAATCTCCACGCTGCTATTCTGGGAGGAAAGGTCGCCGCTGAGCGGCTCGAAATAGAGGGCGTGCATGATCGCCCAGGCGACGTCGGCATGGCCGGTATCGCCGGCGCGGCTCGCGACATAAGTCACCTGGCGTTGGCTCGCGGTCAGCGTGGCGCTGATCGACATGAAGCTCTGCGCGACGTCGATCCACCCGGCGTCGAACTCCAGGCGCTTGTTGCTGATGACGTTCTTTGCCTTCAGCACCATCGCCGTCTTCAGCGGCACCGAATAATCCAGCCTGGTCGCGGTGGGGAACCACGCGACGACGAGCTGCCACACCGCAGCGCCGATGCCGGTCGTATCGATGCCGATCTTCGTGACGTTGTAGCGTTCGGCCAGGTCGCGGATCTTCTTCGCCTGCGTCTGGAAATCGTCACCGCGCCAGCGATGCTTCTCCAGGATCCTGAACGTCCCGCCCGCCTCGGTCGGTGGTGCAATGACGACGCACGCGCCATCGTCGCCGGCGGCGCTCTCCTGCGGGTCGAAGCCGATCCACACCTCGCGATCGCCGAAGGGCCGGATCGCATAGGGGTCGAAGTCCCGCTCCCACGCATCCCAGCTGTCGACCATGCAGCCGCGCATCAGCTGGAACGGGAACATCGAATGCGCGTCGTCGATGAACAGACATCGGAAAAGCTGGTCGAACTCGTCCGGCGCATATTCGAGCATCAGCTCGTCCAGGTCGAACAGGTCGCATCCGCCAGCGGCGGCATCCTCCAGCGTCACGATCTGCCGATACAGGCCATCGCCACCGCGCAGCCCGCCCTGCAGGGCCTTGTGCGTAATATCGATCTCGACGCGTTCGGATTTCTGCCGGCGCTTGTTGAAGCGTTCGCCGGTCCACAGCGAATAGGCTTCGTGGGCGACGGTCGACGGCGTCGAGAATAGCGTCTTCCGGTACCGCTTCTGCGATGCCATCGCCGACGCGACCTTCCAGATCTGCTCGAAGCCGTAGATCCAGAAACATTCGTCGATGTAGACGTCGCCGTGATAGCCCTGCGCCGTCCGGTAATTGGTGCCCAGGAAATAGAGCTTCGGCGGCTCGCCCTCCGGCCCGCTCACACCATCGACGTCCAGGATGATCGGGTCACCCTCGAGCTTCACGCCCGTCACCGACAGCACGAACGCCACGATATATTCGCGGAAGATGTTCGCCTGGTTGCGCGATGCCGAAATGAAGATCTGGTTGTTGCCGGTCTCGATCGCGCGGATCAGCGCTTCGCGGGCGAAGTAGAAGGTCGCGCCGATCTGGCGGCTCTTCAGGATGAAGCGGGTCGATAACGCCGTCGACGCCTTCAGCCCCGCCGGCGAGCGCCAGTTGCGCTGATAGTCGAACAGGCCCTTGTCGAACGCGGCGAGCAGCTGCTCGACATGTTCGGCCGTCAGGTGGTTCTTGCGCTTCGGCTTCTTCGGCCCGGCATTGCGCGCGGCGATCTTCGGGTTGAGGTCGCCTTCATGGCCGTCCGGCGCCTCGAACCGCCGTACCCGGGCGCCGCGTTCCCAACCGCGCATCAACGCGTCGAACATCTTGAAATCGTGGCCATCCCAATGCGCCTTGGCGATCAGGGCATTGATCCGGTGGGCCATCGCGTCGTCGACGGCGTCGCGCGCGGTGATGTCCTCCCATTTCCCGCGGCGCGCCCAGCTCGCCACCGTCGGCCGCGGGATCTGCAGCTCGTCGGCGATCTGCTGGACACCCCAGCCCATCCAGTACAGCCGTCGCGCCTGGCGCTCCGGCGGCATGTCGGGAAAATTGAGGATCGTCGCGGTCATCGGCCGCGAACCTATTCAGGTTCGATGCGCCGCCGCGTCGCCCCGCCGTTGTTGACGCGCGCTCAACAACGCCCCTGACTTTCAATTCAGGCCCTTCCTCGCCCTGTTGCGATCCATCGAACCGTCGAAACCCGACCGCAACTCGAACCGCCCGAGGTACCATGGCCAAGTCGAAATTCTTCCGCGTCTTCGTCGAGGGAGCCACCGCCAGCGACGGGCGGAAGATCGAGGCGCCATGGATCGACCAGATCGTCGGCAACTTCAACCGGACCACCTATCAGCCGCGGATCAACTGCGAGCACATCAAGGGCTTCAGTCCCGAGCCGCCCTTCAATGCCTATGGCGACGTCGCCGAGGTCCGCGCACAGACCGATGACCTGGTGGTCGACGGCAAGACGCGCAAGGTCCGCGCGCTCTACGCGGCGCTCGAGCCCAACGATCAGCTGCTGGCGATCAACAAGAAGGGCCAGAAGATCTTCACCTCGGTCGAGATCTCGCCCAACTTCGCCGGCACCGGCAAGTTCGGCATGGTCGGCCTCGCCGTTACCGACAATCCCGCCAGCCTCGGCACCGAGGCTCTGACTTTCTCCGGTCTGAAGCCCATGTTCGACGGCCGCAAGACGGCGCCGGAAAACCTCTTCACCGTCGCCGAAGAAGCGGCGATCGAGATGGAGGCCGATCAGACGCCGATCGACGGCACCTCCGGGTTTTTCGCCGCAGCAACGGCCTTCTTCCAGACGGCGATGAAGGGCAATCAGCCCGCGCCGATCGAGCCCGTCACGCCTCCGACGCCCGCTCCCGCCAACGACAACGCGTCATTCACGGCGCTCGCCCAGGGCATGGAGAGCATGGTCGCCGGCATGGCCGCCCTGCGCACTGACTTCTCGACCCAGATCGCCCAGCTGCGCAGCGATCACACCGCGCTGAAAACCGCCGTCGAGACCACCGATGGCGATCAGCAGCGCCGCCCGCCCGCCGGCGGCGGCAAGCAGTTCGCCAGCACCGACTGCTGATCGCTCCCGCCCCGACCTTCCCCCGAGACCCGAGGATCCGATGCGCAACCCAACTCGCCACCTTTTCAACCAGTATCTGGAGCGCCAAGCCGAACTCAACGGCATCACGGATGCCACCCATAGCTTCACTGTCGATCCATCGGTCGAACAGGTACTCGAGGATCGCGCTCAGGAATCGAGCGAGTTCCTCCAGCGCATCAACATCTCGCCGGTCGCAGAACTGAAGGGCGAAAAACTCGGCCTCGGTATCGGCGAGTCGATCGCGAGCCGCACCAACACCGACGCCAACGACCGGACCACGTCCGATCCGACCGGCCTCGATAACTTCATCTACGAGTTGGCAAAGACGGAATTCGACACCCACATCAAGTGGGCGAAGCTCGATATGTGGGCGAAGTTCCCTGACTTCCAGGAGCGGATCCGCAACCAGGTCATCCGCCGCATCGCGCTCGATCGCATCATGATCGGGTTCAACGGCACCCATACTGCCGCAGCCTCGAACCGCGCCACCTATCCGCTGCTGCAGGACATGAACAAGGGTTGGATCCAGCAGGTCCGCGACGACAAGCCCGAGCACATCATGTCCGAGGGCACCAAGGCCGACGACAAGATCCTTGTCGGCCCTGGCGGCGACTACGCGACGATCGATGCTCTGGTTTACGACCTGTACAACGGTATCCTGCCCAACTGGGCGGTCGGTGATACCGAACTGGTCGCCATCGTCGGCCGCGACCTGCTGCACGACAAATATTTTCCGCTCATCAACTCGGACGATGCACCCTCTGAGCAGGTCGCGCGCGACATCATCATGTCTCAGAAGCGTCTGGGCAAGCTCCCGGCGGTTACGGTCCCGTTTTTCCCGGCGAACGCCGTTACGGTCACGCGCTTCGACAACCTGTCGATCTATTGGCAGGAAGGATCGCGTCGGCGCTACATCATCGACAACCCGAAGCGCGACCGGATCGAGGACTTCCAGTCGGTGAACGAGGGCTATGTGGTCGAGGACTACGACTTCATCTGCCACGCCGAAAATATCGAGCTCGTCCCGGCTGAAGACGCCTGATGCTGAGCCCGGCGCAGATCCACAAGCAGCGGGCACTGGCGGCGAAACTCGGCCGCCAGGTCCCGCGGGTCCTCGGCATCGATGCCGCCGGCGGCCCCGACCGTACGTCGGTCGTTCCGATGCCGGCGATGGTCAGCGAACAGCAGCTGCTGTTTGCCAGCCTGGGCGTGGATCTGCGCAAGCTCAGCGGGATCCAGGCGCTCGAGAACAAGCTCGAGGCCAAGCGGGGCATGATCCCGACCTATATGCCGTGGGTCGAGGGCCTCCTGCAGGCCGAGCAGGAGACCGGCGCCGGCGTCCAGGACGAGATCCTCGTCCAGATGATGATCTGGCACATCGATATCGGCGACTATGCCCAGGCGATCCCGCTCATCACCTATGTCCTGAAGCACAAGCTTGCCCTGCCCGAGCGGTTCAAGCGCACCGCCGCGACTATGATCGCCGAGGAGAGCGCTGATGCAGCCTTGAAGGCGTTCGCGCAGGGCGAGACCTTCGATCTGGGCTATCTGCTCGCGATCGACGGTCTCACCGATCATGAAGACATGATCGACCAGGTCCGCGCCAAGCTGAAGAAGGCGATCGGGCAGCTCTACGCCAAGGCGGCCGAGTCGACCGCGGCCGACGCCGACGGCGCTGCCGGCGCGCGCGGCGCCGCGATCGATACCGGCCTCGGCTATCTGCGCCGCGCGCTGCAGCTCGACGACAAGGCGGGCGTGAAGACCGCAATCCGCGACCTCGAACGCGCCCAGGCCAAGGCCGAAAGCACGACCGAATAACCAGCGCCGGCGACGGCGTTGAACCAGCTCGCCCCGCGGCGCCGGGGGGCGGGAGAAGCGAAAGGCCGGGGACCTCCAGTCCCGTGCCTTGCGCCCATCCCTCACCCCCCGAAACCGCGGGGCGGGCCCGACACCGAAAGTCTGCCGAGCCATGGGCTTCATCGCCAACGATCCCGAGCCGATCTACGACCCGCAAAACCCCGCCGAGGGTTCGATTGCGGGTGACGGCTTCTATCCGACCACCGATCTCGCGCGGATCCGCGACATCGGCCGGATCTCGACGATCGTCACCGATCCCCAGCTGCGCGAGGCCGCGATCGGCGGCATCATCACCGTCCGCAACCAGCTGCGCGAATGGCGCGCCGCCATGGTCGCGGCCGGCCGCGCATCGATGGCGACGGCTTCCGACGAACAGCTCGACGGCAAGCCGCTGCTCGAGCTTCTCTATGACCGCGCCGTCACCGCGACCGTCGCGGCCGAGCTGCTCGAGACGCGCCAGGACGTCGGCGCCAGCAAGGAAGGACGCGATCGCGCCGAGGCCTGCGAGCAGCCCGCGCCCGATTGGCGGCGCATCGCCACCCACGCGATCCGCGACATTCTGGGCGTCGGCCGCACCGCGGTCGAGCTGATCTGATGCCGGCGACGCCAGCCTTCACCGCCCAGGCCATGCAGGATGAAACCGTCGACCAGGTCGTCTGGCGGATCCTCGGCGTCGGCTCTCCCACGGTCGAGCGCGTCCTCGATGCCAACGACAAGCTCGCCGGCCTCGGCCCGCTGCTGCCGGAGGGCACGCCCGTCTATTTTCCCGCGATCGACACCGGCCCGCCGCCGATCGCCCTCATCCAGCTCTGGAGCTGATCATGGCCGACGAATGGATCGAGCACCAGCCATGCGACCAGGCC